AATTGCAGTCCAGCGGCAAGATTACAGATCAAGCCTACATGAAGCGCTGGCTCAATGACCCCGACAACAGATTCTTTAGAACACGACCAGGACAAGTATGACAATTATTGCGGTTTGCACTCCAGCGCGTGACATGGTTCACACCCAGTACGCCTATTGCTTGGTAAACATGGTGGCCTATCACGCCTGCAACACCGATGACCGCATTGACCTCAAAATCATGCAAGGTACGCTGATTCAGAATCAACGGGCAGAGCTGGCGCTGGACGCGATGCGCGAGGGTTGCAGCCACATCCTGTTCATTGACTCTGACATGACATTCCCGCAGGACATGATCCAGCGGCTGATGGCGCATGACCTTGACATCGTGGCAACCAACTGCGCCAGACGCCGGATGCCGACAGGCCCAACTGCCAAGGTTGGCAACAAACTAATCTACAGCACCTTGGATGACCACGGTCTGCAGGAGGTGGACACTATTGGCATGGGCGTTATGCTGATCAAGGCAGACGTCTTCAAGAAGATGTCCGAGCCTTGGTTTGAGACGCCTTGGAGAAATGACAAGCGTGGCTACGTGGGTGAGGATGTCTTCTTCTGCCTCAAGGCAAAGGAGATTGGGTATAAAATCTACATTGATCACGATGTCTCTCGGGAAATAGGTCATGTAGGCACCTTTGAATTCCGACATGAGCACACATGGGTGGTCAAAGACCTGCAGGACAAGGAGGCATAAATGGCACTCTCTACCTACGCCGAGCTGAAGACATCAGTTGCGGATTGGCTCAATAGATCAGACCTGACAGCGGCAATTGCTGACTTTGTGACTCTTGCTGAGTCGCAAATTGAGCGTGTCCTGCGTACCAGGAATATGCTTACCCGTGGGACGGGAAACATCACCGCCGAGTACAACGCACTGCCCACTGACTTCTTGGATGGATTGACGCTGAAGCTGACGGGGACTAACCCCATCACGCCACTCCAGTTTGAGACACTCAACAGCCTGGACCAGTTGCAAAACACTACTTACCTGTCTGCTGGCAAGCCACTCTTCTACGCCATCATAGGCAGCAATTTTCGTGTTCTTCCAGTGCCTGACAGCACCTACGCCTACGAGATTGACTACTACGCCAAGCTCGCCAAGTTGAGCGTCAGCAACACAACCAACTGGCTGTTGACTCAGGCACCAGACATCTACCTGTACGGCTCACTGCTGCAAGCTGCACCATACCTGCAGAACGACGAGCGCATACCTGTATGGGTGGCGCTGTACACCAAGGGCATTGATGACCTACGCCTCGCTGACAACAGGTCCAATCAGGCAGGAACTATGCTTGCTCGCGCAAGAACACTAGGATAAATCATGGCAGATACCACCACCACAAACCTCTTACTGACCAAGCCAGAAGTTGGTGCCAGCACCGACACATGGGGTACTAAGGTCAACTCTGACCTTGACTTGGTGGATGCACTGTTCGCAGCGGCTGGCACAGGCACATCAGTTGGCCTGAATGTTGGAGCTGGCAAGACGCTGGCAGTTGCCGGGACGCTGACAGCTACAGGCACTACCAACCTGACATCACCAGCAGTCACCACCAACCTCACAACGCCATCCACCACCTTTGCCTTGGTCAACACCACGGCAACCACAGTCAACCTAGCTGGCGCAGCTACTGCCGTGAACATTGGTGCTGCCACAGGCACTGCCACTGTTAACAACACCACCTTGGCGGCAAAGGCTATCACCGCCAGCACCACACTGTCGGTAACTGGCATCTCCACCCTGACAGGGGCAGTAGGCGCACCCGCTGGTGTGACAGGCCCAATCACATCAAGTTCTGCAACCATCACTGGCGGCAGCATCACAGGCATTACCGACTTGGCGGTGGCTGACGGTGGCACAGGCGCGTCAACAGCAGCCGCAGCACTGAACAACCTGCTGCCATCACAGACATCTGCCGCCAACAAGTATTTGCAGTCTGATGGCACCAACGCAAACTGGGATGCAGTCACAGTCTCAACTGCCGACATCACAGGCACATTGGGTATCGGCAATGGCGGTACAGGCCAGACCAGCTTCACCAACGGTCAACTGCTCATTGGCAACAGCACAGGCAACACGCTGACACCCGCAACACTGACTGCTGGCTCTGGTGTGACCATTACCAATGGCAGCGGTGCCATTACCGTTGCCTTCTCTGGTCCAGGCGCTGGTTCAGTCACCAGCGTGGATGTCTCCGGTGGCACCACAGGTTTGACTACAAGCGGTGGGCCTATCACTGGCTCTGGCACCATTACCCTGGCAGGGACATTGGCAGTAGCCAATGGCGGTACGGGAGTCGCCACCAGTACAGGCTCTGGCAGCAATGTATTGTCAACTTCCCCTACCTTGGTCACGCCTTTGCTTGGCACTCCAACCAGCGGAGTCGCAACCAACCTGACAGGCTTACCTCTCACGACAGGCGTCACTGGCACACTACCAATTGCCAACGGCGGTACAGGCGCAACTACTCTGGCGGCGGCTAATATTCCTGTTGTCAATGTTGCCAATACCTTTACAGGCACTCAGACATTCAGCGGTACATCATCAGCACTAGCGATGATCTTGAACGACGCAGCAGAGGTGGCGACAGTATCAGCAACAGCGGCTACAGGCACGATCAACTACGATGTCACCACCCAGTCTGTCCAGTACTACACCAGCAATGCAAGTGCCAACTGGACGGTGAACTTCAGAGCGTCTAGTGGCACATCGCTAAATACTGCCATGACTACGGGGCAGTCTGTGACTGTGGCTTTCTTGGTCACGCAGGGCGCTACAGCATACTACAACAATGTGGTGCAGGTAGATGGCACAACCTCTGGCGTGACTACTGTTTGGCTTGGTGGCGCTCCTACTGCTGGTAACGCTAGCGGCATTGATTCGTATCGCTACCTGATCATCAAGACAGGCAGTGCGACTTTCACCGTCTTGGCAAGCAACACGCAATTCAAGGCGTAATGAACACCGCCTACGTTTACACGCTGACAGACCCCAGAAATGGGATGCCCTTTTACGTTGGTAAGGGTGTGGGTAGACGTTGCCATTTTCATGCCTGGGAAGCTAAGAATTCTGACAAGAAAACATATAAGCTGAACAAGATTCGTAAGATTCAAAGTCTTGGTTTAGACATTGTTGTGCGTAAAGTTGAAGAAAATGTAAGCCATGAGCAAGCTAAAGAACTTGAGTGCTTCTTGATTGCTGAGATGCGTGGGTTTGGTATTGACCTGACAAATGCAACTGATGGAGGCGATGGAACTGAAGGTTATAAACATACCGCAGAAACACTTGCCAAAACTAGACATGAGTGGACTGATGGTCAAAAGCAAAGAATTAGTGAATCACTTAAAGGTGACAAGCATTTTTATTATGGTGTGCCTTGTTCTGATGAACGTAAAGCGGCAATCATTGCTGGAACAACTGGCGTAAAAAAATCAACAACAATCAATATGCGTAAGCCAAAGCGTAAAGAAAAATGCCCACATTGCGGAATAATGGCAAGTGGCGGTAACTTAGCTAAGTGGCACATGAATAACTGCAAAAGCAAGGAATAACAATGCCTTTACAATCGACAAGTGGAGCAGCAAGCTACGATGCGTTCGGAGGCGGTACTGTTGCCAAAGTTAATTACATAGAAGATTTCTTTCAGTCTTACTTGCGGACAGGTACAGGTGCATCGGCTACTGTAACAACAGGTTTAGATGGTTCTACTAAAGAAACTTTGGTGTGGACAAAATCACGTTCTGCCGCAACTAACCACAAGCTAACAGACAATGTTCGCGGAGCAACCAAAGCACTGAGCAGCAACACCACAAGCGCAGAAGTTACAGACAGTCAAGGCTTAACGGCTTTTAGTGCCACTGGCTACACCCTTGGCACAAACACAGACTACAACAATAGCGGTGCAACGTATGTAGATTGGCAATGGGTGTCGCAGCCAAAGTTCTTTGATATTGTGACTTATACGGGGACGGGTGTAGCAAGAACAATTGCCCACAGCCTCGGTTCTGTGCCGGGTTGTATTATTGTTAAATCCACCACCTCGGTTTCAAATTGGTATGTTTACCACAGGTCATTAGCAACTAATCAGGCACTCAAGCTAAATTCAACCGCTGCTATAGAAACCGGCACAATATTTTGGAATAACACAGCAGCTACCTCAACCGAGTTTTCATTAGGAACTACTGGTGATACGAATGGTAATGGACAAACTTTTTTCGCCTACCTATTTGCCCATGACGCAGGCGGCTTTGGCCTGACGGGTACGGACAATGTGATTTCGTGTGGGTCGTTTACTACTGATGGGTCTGCCAACGCAACTGTGACTCTGGGGTATGAGCCTCAGTGGGTATTAGTTAAAAATACAAGTGCTGATGAAAACTGGTTTTTAATCGACACAATGCGAGGCTGGAATGTAGCGGATTCTTCTAGATACCTCAGAGCAAACGCTTCTAACGCAGAGTCTGGGCAAACACTTGGCTTCCCCACAGCAACTGGCTTTACCTTTAGTGGATTTTCTGCATCAGCACCCTACATCTACATAGCCATACGCCGTGGCCCGATGAAAGTGCCTACGCTGGGGACGAGTGTGTTTAGTCCTGTTATATACAGTGGTGATGGCACTAGTAGTCGTTTGATTACAACTCCTAGTTTTCCGACTGATCTGATGATTGGCATGGCGCGTAACCAAGTGCAAAGAAAGTTCTTTTGGGACAGACTGCGTGGAGCGACTGCGCCGTTGGATAGCACGAGTACTGACGCAGAGGCTTCCTCTGGCACTGCGCTTTCTCTTACAAGTGTTCAGACGGGTTTTTTGGTTACCGACAACGGCGCGTCTTATACCAATACCTCTGGCTATGACTACGATAGTTTGTGCTTCCGACGCGCCCCCGGCTTCTTTGATGAGGTTTGCTATACGGGGAATGGGACAGCAGGTAGAGCTGTGGCGCACAATTTAGCAGCAGTGCCTGAGTTTATGATTATTAAATACCGGAATGACGTGCAAAGTTGGTTTGTATTTCACTCCTTTGGGACTTCTATTTATAGGCGTCAGTTTTTAAATTTAACCGACTCAACGGGCGGTTCAGGGGATTATTCTTACGGCTCTGGCGGTATGTACCAAAAGCCAGACGCAACAAACTTTTATTTGGAGGCCGTTAATGCAAATCAAAGTGGCGGCACCTTTGTCGCCTACCTTTTTGCCACAGTATCAGGCGTCTCCAAAGTGTTTTCATATACAGGCAACGGCTCATCACAGACAATTAACTGTGGCTTTACAGGCGGGTCAAGATTCGTAATGATTAAGCGTACAGACTCAACTGGTGATTGGTACGTCTGGGACAGCGCAAGGGGAATTGTTGCAGGGAATGACCCACACCTCAGCCTCAACACAACAGCCGCTGAAGTCACGACAGACGACAGCGTGGATACTGACAACACGGGTTTTATTGTCAATCAAGTAGCCGCAACAAATGTAAATGTTTCTTCTGCAACCTACATTGGACTCGCAATCGCGTAAGGACACATCATGCAAATCAGAACACAAACAGGCGCGGTCATGTACGAGGCAGAGTTTCGTGCATACCAAAAAGCCAATGGTGGCCCAGCGTGGGACACAACAACAACCGAGGTCTTGACAGCACTAGGTGCTGATGTAGTCTTTGAAGGCCCACAAGCGACTGGCGGGACGGTCTACCAATACAGCCAAGCGGCTGGTGTTGAGCAGATTGATGGCAAGTGGTACACCAAGTACATCCTTGGCCCTGTCTTCTTAGACCAAGTTGTAGATGGTGTAACTACTACTGCTGCCGAGCAAGAGGCAGCTTACAAGGCCAGCAAGGACGCAGAGCAAGCCAAGGCGGTACGCACCAGCCGGGATGACAAGCTGACTGAGACTGATTGGCGGTTTCGCAGTGATATGACACCTTCACAGGAGTGGAAAGATTACTGCCAAGCCTTGCGAGACATCCCAGCACAGGCTGGATTCCCTTGGACCGTTACTTGGCCTGACGCACCATGAGTGAAATAGACATCCGATTGACGAGCCACGAGGCCGTTTGTGCAGAACGGTATGCACAGATCAATGCCAGGCTCAAGCGGCTGGAGGGTGTGATTATGAAGACCACTGGCGTCTTGATCGTCTCCATGTCCGCTATCGTTTACGCATCTCTGACGCTGGGCAGATGAAGTGGACTTCTTTGACGTCCTGTCAAAAGCCTGGCCCATCCTGCTGGCGCTGATCACCTTGATCATTGTCTTGGCAAAGTTGGACCTGCGGGTAGCTGTTCTGGAGGACAAGATCAAAACGCTGTTTGAGATGTGGAACAGGCGGGACAAATGATTGATCCGCTAACCGCCTTTGCCGTTGCCCAAGGAGCCATCAAAGGCATTCAAGCTGCCATCAAGATGGGCAAGGACATCAATGGCATCAGTGGTGACCTGATGAAGTTCTTCGAGGCGAAGGACGTTATCGCCAAGGAGTCAGTCAAGAAAAAGCCAAAGGGCTTTGGCAAGAGCGATACGGCAGTGGCGTTTGAGACGGTGATGCAGCTCAAGCAGCTCCAAGACGCAGAGAACGAACTGAAGCAGATGCTGATCTGGTCGGGCAATGACGACGTGTGGAACGCACTGATGCTGGAGCGTAACCGCATGGTGGCTGAACGCAAGAAGGCAGAAGCAGAGAAGGCTCAGGCCAAGGCACTGAGGGCTAAAGAGATTAACGACATCCTGACCTTTGGTCTGTGGGCTGCATTGGTGGCTGTAGTGATTGGTTTAACTGCCTGGTTCACCTGGCAACTTGTGGGGGACACATGACGGACGATAAAGGCGCATTGATTGAAAAGGCTACATTTGCAATACTGCCACTGCTGTTTAGCTGCGTTGTGTATCTGATGTCGGCTCTGTCAAATCTCAGCCATGAAGTCACTATTCTCAATAGCAAGATCAGCTTGGTGGTAACCAGTGACAACAAGCAAGCCAGCAACTCAGGCGCTGAGTTGGCAAGGGAAAAACTGAGACAGGACTTGGAAAAAGAAATCCAAAAGAACCGAGATGACATCATGCACAACAGACAAGAGATTGCCGTGATCAACACCAAGTTGGAGAAGAAGTAATGGACTGGCTTAAACAGATTGCACCAACGATTGCCACCGCACTTGGTGGACCATTGGCAGGCATGGCGGTAAGCGCCATCTCCAAGGCCATTGGCGTGGACCCCGAGAAGGTGGGAGACATGATCAGCAGCAACAAGCTGACTGCAGACCAGATTGCAATGGTGAAGATTGCTGAGATTGAACTGCAAAAGCAAGCGCAGGAGCTTGGCCTCAACTTTGAGAAGTTGGAGGTGGAGGATAGGAAATCCGCAAGGGATATGCAGTCAGCCACCAGATCCATGATGCCGCCAATACTCGCTGGTGCCGTGACACTTGGATTCTTCTCCATCATGGTGATGATGTTCTTCAACCAGATTGACTCCAACAACCCCGCCATCCTGATGATGCTGGGGTCACTCGGCACAGCTTGGACTGGCATCATTGCTTACTATTTCGGCAGTTCTGCTGGAAGCCAAGCCAAGACAGATTTACTTTCAAAGAGGTGATTATGAAACCCGGACTCTACGCAAACATCAACGCCAAGCAGGAGCGCATCAAAGCTGGCTCCAAGGAAAAGATGAACAAGGTCGGCAGCAAGGCAGCGCCTAGCGCCAAGGACTTTAAGCAAGCAGCCAAGACAGCCAAGAAGAAATGAAGACTTTAGCTTGGCAGCGTAAGGAAGGACAAAACCCCAAGGGTGGGTTGAATGCTGCTGGACGGGCAAGCCTCAAGGCGGCTGGGCAAAACATCAAGCCACCCGTCAAGTCTGGTGACAATCCTCGACGAGCCAGTTTCCTAGCTCGAATGGGCGGCAACGATGGACCAGAGTACAAGGACGGTAAACCCACCCGGCTGCTGCTGAGTCTCAATGCTTGGGGTGCTAGCTCCAAGGCAGACGCCAAGGCCAAGGCCAAAGCAATATCAGCGAGGAACAAATGACGCCTCACTTTAGCCTTGCTGAGTTGACCTGCACTGACCACCGCAGCCTGGACAACACGCCTAACGCACAGGAGCTGGCAAACCTTCAGCGGCTGGCTGAGTTCTTGGAGACAATGAAGACAGCACTTGGCGGCAAGCCTGTGATGATCTCCAGTGCCTTTCGCTCCAAGGCCGTGAATGACGCAGTGGGCAGTCGAGACACCTCGCAGCATAGGCAAGGCTTGGCCTGTGACTTTAGGGTGCCTGGGATGACGCCAGACGCTGTGGTGAGGGCGCTGATTTCGGCTAAACTTCCCTTTGACCAAATCATCCGTGAATATGATTCTTGGACTCACATCAGCATTGCTGAAAAGCCAAGGGGTCAGGCTCTAATTATCGACAAGCAAGGTACTAGACAGTTTGTCTGAAAGATCAATATGCTGATGCCACTCAAGATACCAGCAGGCGTTTACCGTAACGGCACTGAATACCAATCAATGGGTCGGTGGTTCGGCGCTAACTTGGTTCGGTGGTTTGAGAACACTCTCAGGCCAGTTGGAGGCTGGCGCAAGAGGGCTAATGGACAGATGTCAGGCACCTGCCGAGGCATTATCAATTGGCGTGACAACAGCTCAACCCGGTGGATTGTGGCTGGCACCAACACCAAACTGTATGTGATGAACCAAGCTGGGACGCTGAAGGAAATAACACCAACGATATTCACACCTGGTGCAGCAGATGCATCATTGCTAGTTGGCTATGGCTACGGAAACTATGGTGCATTTGCGTATGGTGTGGCTAGGCCAGACACTGGCGCAATCATCAACGCTGCCACCTGGTCAATGGACACTTGGGGTGAGTATTGGGTCGGATGCTGCAACAGCGATGGTCAATTGCTGGAGTGGCAGCTAGGATTCACAACGCCAACGAAGGCAGTGGCAATTGTCAATGCACCCACCAGTTGCGCGGCGGTGATGACCACCTCTGAGCGTTTCATGTTCGCCTTGGGTGCCAGCGGTAACCCTCGGCTTGTGGCATGGTGTGATCAGGAGGACAACACCACATGGTCACCAGCCGCCAATAACCAAGCAGGCAGCTTTGAGCTGACAACTGTAGGTTCAATCTTGGCGGGTAAGCGGGTGCGAGGCGTCAACCTGATATTCACTGACGTTGATGTCCACACCAGCAGCTACATTGGTCAGCCGTTCGTGTTCAGCTTTGAGAAGGCTGGCTCTGGTTGCGGCTTGATTGGACCCCAGGCAGTAGCGGCTATTGATACAGCAGCCATCTGGATGTCACGTTCAGGTTTCTGGATTTACGACGGTTACGTCAAGCCACTACCTTCTGACGTTGGCGACTATGTGTTCAGCAATATCAACTTGGAGCAGGCCAGCAAGGTCTACGCTGTCCACAACTCCAAGTTTGGTGAGATATGGTGGTTTTACACCAGCAGCGCCAGCATCGAGAATGACTCCTACGTCATCTACAACTACCGTGAAAACCACTGGTCAATAGGCACCTTGGCGCGTCTGGCTGGGGTTGACAAGGGCGTCTTCAACAACCCGTTGATGGTCAGTGCTGACGGTTACATCTACGAGCATGAGGTGGGCTTTGCCTACGACTCACAGACAATTTACGCTGAGTCAGGTCCGGTGGAGATTGGCAATGGTGAGCAGATCATGCAG